ACTTCGACCTCGAATTTCTCCATGAGATCCCATTTATCAGTTGTGGACACGGTAAACACGTAATAACGAGCAATAACGCTTTGCGCATACAATCCGCAAACTCCACCACTTGTGCGAGGTAAATCGAAAACTCTGCCTCGAAAAGCCTTGATCCCGGAGTAACCGAGATAAAAATATGCTTTCCCGTTATGGAAAATAGCTCGGAGTTTCGTCCGATCACCTAAATTAAAGTTATCCGGCAGCGGATCATAATCAATGATTTGCTCATTGAGAGATAGCTCCAGTCGCCTTTTAAAACGATTGATCGTGAAACAATACCCGTCATATTGTCCAGTCCCTCCGAAAACAAGCCCGGCAATACCATCTTGCTTGAGACTTAATTCGCATTCTATTTGTATATTTGATTGAAATCCATAATTGAGCAGCAGCCGCCCGCCTTTGTTTGGATCGTCCCATAAAACATGAGCGGAATCCTTTCCGATATCGTCCGAAACTTTCCATGTCCCCCATGAGTAACCTGTCGAATACGAGGGATTCCCGGGATCATAGCAATAAGTTTTGTCGTCAGAAAGGGTTTTTCCGTTCCCTTTTGCTGTTTTCGTTTCTTGTGCAGCATAATACAGCGAGCTTGTGAGATTTGCAGTCGCTCCCTTGTCTTTTAGATACTGCGCAAACCGATCGTCCCACATGATCAGCGGCCGGGCAGTTTGGCGCAGCGCTTTCGCTGTAACTGCGAGCGAGGACGGGAGGCGGCTCGGCTGTCCGTCCTTGCGTTTCATAGGTTTTACAGTGGATCGGAAAGACATTTCCCCGCCACGGAATCGATGTTCAAACTCATCAGCGAGTACGAATCCATAAATGATTGATCCGGGATCCCCCTTGTCTCCGTCAAGAATTATTTCGTTTCGACCTTCTTTGCAAGCCATATATCCGAGATCAAACCAGTGGGATGCTTTGAAATGCAGCGGATAATAATCGGCCGGAGCTTGTATCGTGATCGGGTTGCCGTTCCACGTGCCGCCCAGCTTTGCCGAGGTGTACCAAACGAAAGAAACAAGCGCCACAAGCCGGAAAACACCCGCCCGGGGAGCGTTTATGTAGTAGTGAACCCGTCCGGATGGATCCTTTTTGCAATACGTCCCGACTCCTTCCTCGGTAGCAGGGAGCCAATCACTCGGATATACCTTGTATCCCTTGATCCCCCGCAGCGTTGTGATCTGTCCGTTATTATTGAGCGTGATGTCAGATCCTTCTATATCCGCAACGCTGTTCACCTTGCCTTTATTTCCGTAAACAGCGGCAGCCGTGAAAGTGTAGTCTTGTATATTTGTAAATTTAGCTTGCTGCACCCGGGAGTATGTCGTTGCATATTCAAGCCAGTTATATTCAGCGAGTCTCGTTGTCTTACCTCCGTTAACGATCGTTGACTCTCCATATCTAGCCTTGAAATAGTCATAGATATGTTGATGTAAGATCTCATTTTTTGACTCCGGATCCTCAAAACCAGCTTGCATAAGAAAATCTTGATCGTGCCATGTGTAAGATCCGTCACCGTTGCCCCGGTTGTGACGGTATAGTCCGTTTTGCCAATCAAGAAAGTTTATGTATGTGATTGTTGTTCCTGTCATTCTGTTGGGATCCCATACACCCCAGCGATGCCCGTACCCGGCCGATCCGAAAAATATATTATCTATTTTCAATTTTGCGTTTGGACTTCCGAAACATTGCTTTGCCCAGCCGCCTACGTTTTCGAACCACCATAACGGAGTTGATGCTCCTGGAGCAGATCCGTTCCAATGGAAATCATAGCTCATGATTTGCAGCTCATCGATCACGGAATTTCCGTTTTGATCTGCTGTATTTGCAAACATTTCGTAATCATGGAATCGATAGTAATACGGTGTATCTTTGCCCCACATTGCATAGGCGTTCACTTGTAGCACCAATCCTCGAGGGATACATATTTCGTTTTTGATCCGCTTGAGGATGTTCATAAATTTTAAATTATCGCCTTCCCGGTAATCATAAGCGTGATCCGAGAAAGATGCCTCGAAATCGATCTCGATTCCCTTGATGTATTTCATATTGTTTGGATCGTTCGGGAAGTTTGGAGAGGTTGCAAAATGATCGAGTGTCGCCTTGATCCGATCAATCAAAACTTGCTGCGCATTTTTTTCGTTGTCCAGCATCGGAACGACACGGGTAACACCGAACAGAATGAAAGAAAGATAATGATTGATATGCGGCCAACGCCTCATGCCTCCCTCGATCTTCTTCCAAAATCCACGAGTGAGATCGAAATCGGTTGTTTTATCGATTTTTAAGCCGTTTCCGTACCGATATTCTCCGTAATCCGTACCATCATAAGATGAGGGGATATCCCTCCGGATACAGCACTCGCCCGTTTTCTCGACTTGCACCTCATGCACCCCGAGAGCATATATTTTATTCCCGTACTTTTCGAGATCTTCCTCGTATGCAGTATTCCCAGCGTTTAATGTCCACGTTAAAACCCTTCTTTGCCCGCTCATTATATTCGACTCCCCCCATATGTCCATTGATTAAATTTTGCAGTACCATAAAAGCCGATCCCGGTATCTGCTAAAACATTAAAATCAGTGAAATTTTTCCCTGTTGATAGGCTAATCGTTTTTGTTTTATAGAACTCGATGCGAAAACGGATCGCTCCTTTCGGCAGTAAAAACAATTGATTTCGAGTAATCCGGAATTTTCTCCCGTCCGGCAGCGGGATTTCGTTCACGCCACCGATGCCGAGCCTTGTCCCGCCTCTTGTAGCGGATCCGTTACTTGCAAATAACCGGATAGGATCGTGAGCTTTGCCCGCTCCGACCCAAAACTCCCGGGTATATCTAATATGCAGCGGATGCGAGCTTTGCCCTTTGTTTGGATCCCCGAAATAATCGTATAGCGCTGCTTTGCTGTCATGATCATTGTTTTCAAGAATGTATTTGTAATGCCATAGATCCGGATCGATAACAGATCCGTGATTTGTTGAGATCCTGCAAAGATCATAATCGTCTTTTGGAAAGATCTCGAAATCTATCCCGGTAGGTAAAACCTCTGTATACCAATTGTCGGGGTAATAGTTTGGTATTGTGATAATTTCATGCCCTCGCCCTACAATGTTATAAGTCCGGTATTCTAGATTTGTACGTTTTACGGGCTGCCGCTCCGCTCCTCCGAGATAAATATCTTTTGTTGTTACTTGGTTTTTAAATTCATCATTCTCATGATAGATTTTCCGGAGCAGCTCCCTTGTTTCCGGGATCCAGCCCGTGAGCTGGTTTCCCGGTTGGAAATGCAGATCTGATACATGGATCGGTACATCTTGATTTATTTCGTTACGGACAACGGCATCTTGAGCCACGATCTCGACTTTTACCTTGTCAATGGATCGCAGGGGATCATCAAATTTAAAAGTGCCGTGGTAACGTAAAAACTTTTTACGATTAAGCATTTTCAAAGCTCCATTTTATTTCAGAAACATGGCCATAATGTGAAGTTGCTACCGTTCCCCCTTGTAGCATGATATCAGTGATATACACCGCTTTTTCTGTCTCCACATTCTCAGAAACTACCTCCACACGAATTTTATCTACCTTTACCGAGCTATCCAGCGGGATCTTTATCGCTAGTGCCGAGAATGAGCTTTTATCAATTGTTGCCATAGTTTAACCCTCCCAAAAGGTAAAGCCTCTGTATCGGGTTGATAAGAGGCTTAAATTTGAAACTATTATACTTTAGTTTTCGCCCGCATCGGTTACATCCGGGATCTTGAGGAGTTTCGTTTCTGTTTTCACTTTTCCGTCAGCATCGGGCTTGTACGTCACCACGACACGGATCCCGATAAAACCATCTTTCCCCGGTGTGATCTTACCCTCTTTATGCACCATAGCCGATATAGTGTAGGTGGATCGATGCGAAACATTAAAAACTTCTTGCGAAATCTTTTTGCTTTCCCCGTATTTTGATGCGATCTTGAAACTGTTATCCCCGGAGAATCCTCCCTCTGTTGAGACAGTGATCCCGGGCGCTCCTTCTTGTATCCAGTGAGTGAAACCATCGTCAGCCCTTGAGTTTAAAAGCTGATTAAATACAGTCATTTCCTGCACATCGGTACGAGAAAGCGGATCCGTTTCCGTGAGCGTTTCGACTTTTGCACCGAGATTGCGACTTTGAATATCAGCAAGCTCTTTTTTCGGTTGTCCCAGCTCTACATCACTTTTATGAGGCTCTCGAATATTGATCTTTCTCCTCATGATCCTGTTCTTTATTTTGCTGCGAGCAAGATCCTCATCGATTACATACACGTAATCCCCTTTACGGAGCTGCTCCGGGTAATGCCCTGTTCTTGAGGAAAGATCGATCACTTTCATTGCATACGTGATATTCGGGCGGCTCATTTCATCGAGGAGCTTTTCCCCGTCATCCTTTAAGTTTTGCGGGATCACATATCGTTCATCCTGCCAATACTCCGGACGAATTTTGTTGCGGAGTTTAAGGAGATTGACCCATTTAAGATTTTCGATATAGTCCTCACCGTTTGGCGTTACCGTTGTGAGGTTTAATTCCCCTTTT